AGCCCTTAGCTGGTCAGCCCCCGCGAGCGATGGCGGTGCAACAGTTACTGGATACAAGGTATATCAAAGCACGGACGATGCAAGTTTCTCTGAGGTTGCTACTCCATCAGGAACATCACAAACAATCACTGGTTTAACAAACGGAACAACATATTACTTCAAAGTTGCGGCAGTAAACTCTGTAGGTACGGGAACGCAGACTTCATCTGTGTCCGCATCGCCATCAGCATCCGCTACCGCCCCAAGCGTTCCTCAAAGTTTATCTGCTACCAGAGGAAACACGCAGGTTGCTTTATCTTGGTCGGCTCCATCTAGTGATGGTGGAGCAACTATCACGGGGTACAAGGTTTATCAGAGTACAGATGATGCAAGCTTCAGCGAAGTAGCAACGCCATCTGGCACATCGCACACCATCACGGGACTGACTAACGGCACGACTTATTATTTCAAAGTTGCAGCCGTTAATTCAGTGGGTACTGGTACACAAACATCTTCAGTAAATGCTGTTCCAGCCACAACTCCAGGTGTACCGCAAAGCCTCTCTGGAACGAGAGGAAATACACAAGTAGCCCTCAGTTGGTCTGCGCCGTCCAGCAATGGTGGCACAGCAGTTACGGGGTATAAGGTTTACCAGAGTACAGACGATGCGAGCTTCTCTGAGGTTGCGACCCCGTCAGGTACATCGCATACCGTGACAGGCCTGACAAACGGGACAACTTACTACTTTAAGGTTGCGGCGGTTAATGCTGTTGGTACAGGAACTCAAACGTCATCCGTAAGCGCAGTTCCTGCAACAAACCCTGGAGTTCCGCAAAGCTTGTCAGCAACGCATGGCAATGCTCAGGTGGCACTGTCGTGGTCAGCCCCTGCAAGTAATGGTGGAACCGCAGTGACTGGTTATAAGGTTTATCAGTCAACAGATGACGCTAGCTTCAGTGAAGTTGCAACGCCATCCGGTACGTCGCATACCGTTACAAGCTTGACTAACGGAACACAGTATTACTTCAAAGTTGCAGCCGTCAATGCAGTAGGCACTGGCTCGCAGACATCCTCGGTGAATGCTACTCCTGCAACAACTCCTGCTGCACCGACTAGCCTCGCTGCAACAAACGGCGACACGCAGTCTGTTCTGACTTGGACTGCACCAACCAATACAGGTGGGTCAGCTATCACAGGCTACAAGGTCAAGTGGGGTGCAACGTCTGGGTTCCCCGGTAATGCAGCCTACATTAGCACAGGTTCAACCAGTGCCACGTACACAAAGACAAGCCTGACCAATGGCACACAATATAGTTTTCAAGTGGCCGCGATTAACGCAGAGGGAGATGGCACATACAGCAGTACAGCGACAGCCACACCTGCTGCGGCTGTGGTTAGCAACCCTGACTCCTTATGGGGCGCAGTAAGGCTACTTGTTCCTTTTGAGACTTCTGCCAACAGCGTCACGCATGCTGATGGGCAGCAGGTCTCTGGAACAGAGTCAGGCACTTCAGGCTCACCATCAAGTGCTGTGTCTACTGACGGCAAGTTCTCAAACGGTTTCAGATACTTCCAAGGCACAGTGACCTACTCTACAGGCACATTTAATTCCACTAACTGGACTGTAGAATTTTGGTTTAAGCGAATTACTGATTACAGTTTTACTACGCAACGCCAAGCAATGAAGTTTGGAGATTTTATTTTCCGGCATACCACTTCAAACAATTTCATTCTATACGACGATGACGATGGGTCTGCAATAGGAAGTTTTGGTACTGCCGCATTAAACACTTGGGAACATTATGCCATAGTCTACCAAAACGGCACAATGCGATTATACAAGGGTGGCACTCAAGTCGCCTCTAGCACTGGAACACTTTCCGCGCCCAGCAGCGTGGTGATAGGACGAAGCAGCTCAGGTCTCTACAACTTTGGCCTAGACGACCTTCGTGTAACTGACACTGCTCGCTATCCAGACGGCACTTCATTCTCTGTGCCAACAGCCGCGCACGGCACAAGTTCTGGAACTGGGAAGATTGATGTTAATAACGACAAGATTGCAAGGTTCTACCTCCCTGCATCGCAAACCACGTTTAGAGTATCTGCGAATACATCCAGTGGATACTTCAAGGTTTCATCTCCTGGCAAAACAGATGTTATAGGAAATGATCACACAACCATGTATCCAACATATTACCTATCAGGCGGCAACACATATGTTGAGATGTCTGGTTTGTCTTCTTCGGCTGCAAAAACTGTCACTGTTTCTCCATGCAATTCAGGAGGCACAATAACAGGAAATATAATTGGAATTGATATTGGTACAGACTCTACCAATAACGTCGATGCAGTGGACATATCAGGACTCACTAGTCTCACGACATGCAACCTCGGTGCTTCTGGGGCTACCTTGTCCGGCAGTAAAGGCATGGGCGCTCCAATTGGCTCTCGTTCAATGGCAAGCTCTATCACTGAGATACGTGCAGTAAATGTTGATTTCAGCACAGGTGGCGGAGCGTACTACAGCCCAACATGGACACCTCAAGTTTATGTGTACGGTGGTGGTCTTGACTTATACAACCAAGACCTTGATGCAACCGCATTGAATCAATTGTATACAGACCTCTCTTCTGGCACTGGAGGAGGTGACATATACGTCGGACAAAATCCAGGCACTGGATCAGATAACACTAGCCTTGCATCGAACTACACGATTTACGGGTCTTAGAAATGTATTTTATTTGCGGAGACAAGCTGCTTGCCTTTAACGCGAAGTGTGCAACGTCAACTTTTTGCTGGGCTATTATTAGGCAGTATTACCCAGAGACTCTCTACATTCTGGAAAATAAAACGCAATGGGCTAATGGAAGAAGAGCCGAAGACCAACAGCATCACCGTCATGTGCCAACACGGGCTACTCCATACAAACATCAAGTTGCCCAAATAGTAAGAGAGCCAGTAGACAGGTTTTGTAGTGCAGCCGGTTTCATGAACCTAACAAACAGGTTTGGTATTGAACCTGTACTTAATGACCTAGTTAATGAGACAAGTGAGTTAGAAGGCATAAGAGGCACGATAGCAGCGAACATTCACTTTAAAAAACAGTCTAGGTTTTCAGGAGACATAACGTATTTCCGCATGAATCAACTGCAAGAGTGTGCTGATTTTCTGGGACTTAAAGTCCCTTTAAAGACCATTAATACAACAAGGCACGAAAAGCCAGTGCTAACTCCCAAACAAAAAGATTTGGTTAGGGATTTTTACGCAGACGATGTAGCACTTTGGGAATCCATACAAGAGTAAAGCATGCTTACATACTACGATGCAATTGAACATTTAATTACGTCAAGTTTTGGCGGATCACAGGATGCAGAGCAAAAGGACATTCGCTCTGCTGTGCAGCGAGCTTATAACGAAGTTGCTTACCTTCGTGATTGGGAGTTCTATGTTACGCACGGAAGAGTAAACCTTGAGCCGACTTGGACAGGCACAGTGACGTTTGATAAGTCTACTGAGACTTTAACAAAACAAACCGGCGATGCCTTTCCTGCTAATGCGAAGTACTACAAGGTTCGCATTGGAAACGTGGTAGCAAATATCAAGACTCGCTCAAGTGACTCTGCATTAGTGTTAGACCCAACAATCACGTTTGCTAACAACATCTCATCCGCTGAAACAGCAACCCTGTACCGCTCCGAATATCCTTTGCCGTCTGACTTTAGGAATGTAGATTCTCCAATTGACGAGAACACATGGACGAGCTTCTGTTACGTCACTCCTGATCAGGCCATGAAGATGGAGCGGTCACAGGTAGTTGAAGGAAGTCCTCACTACTGGACTATTGTTAAAGACCCAGACAGTCTCACGGGGTTTGTATTAAAAATTCTAGGCTACCCTACTGTGGCAGAAACTCTTGACTTCACCTATCGAAGAACGCCTAGGCAGTTAAGAATCTCAGGACATGAAACAAACTCACGGGCTGGAACAATCTCAACAAGTGGTACGGCAGTCACAGGTAGCACGACTGCGTTTAGTTCTAATATGGTTGGGTCTATTCTGCGGATTGGAACAGCAGCAGACCTCCCAGACACGCTAGGCTCAATCACTCCGTTTGAGGCGGAGTCAGAGATTGCTTCGTACTCGTCCGCAACATCGATTGCGACAGTAGACAGTTTAAGCACTTACTCAGGTGTGAAGTACTTAGTGACTGACCCAGTTGATGCACCTCCTCATATGACTAATTGCATTTTGTCCGCAGCAGAGTACTGGCTTTCTCGCACAAGAAACCAAGATGCAGAAGGTGCGTTTGCTATGTACCAGAGAGACTTGCGTCTTGCTTTGGAGTCAGACCAGCTTGCACCAATGTCGGGTGCTACCCGAGTTGTCTGGGACACCTATGGTTGGCGGTCACCACTTAAAGAAGACAATTTTGTCGAGGGGTAATCCATGCTTGTAATAGACAAATGGCCTGGTCTTGTCACAAACGCATCGCCTTACGCATTGCCACCTGGAGCTGCCACTGAACAGGTCAACTTGATTTGCATTAATCCCGGCCAACTCATTACTCGCAATGGCCTTACAGCAAAGACGTTTGAAAGTAGCGACACTTCGTCCGCCACAATCATCAAAATGTTTCGTTTTCAGGACGGCATAAATGAAAATTTGTTGTACCAAGATGCTGATGGAAACATTTATTGCACTCTCGAAGTTAACACAATGCTAGTTACAGAAAACGGTGACAACCTCTGCGATGAAAACCTTAATAGATTTGTAATCTAATGCCTATATCATCTCGAAGAACTGGTTCAATAAATGCTATCCGCATGGTGACGGGTGGCGATTCGTATTCTTCTACGCCCACTGTCACATTCACAGGTGGTGGCGGTACTGGTGCTGCCGGTGTTGTCTGCATGGCAGGTACTCATGTTGAAAGAATAGTGATCACAAACGCTGGAACTGGTTATACATCTGACCCTATCATCACCTTCTCGTCAGGCGAAGCGAGAGCTATTGCATATGCGCACACATCCCCATTGCGTCCAATGACCTTTGTTCGCTCTCGTTTTAACGATGTGTACGGAGTGGACGGGATGGGCCGAGGAGTTCGATGGGATGGCGACACTGATACAATGGAGCCTATTGGTCTACAGAAACCTGTAGTTAAGCCAACTGTAGTAGTTAGCGGAACTTCTAACTCTCAACGACTTGTTGCTGTAAATATAGAAAACCCTGGAACTGGATATGTTGACAGGCCAGTAGTCACCGTAAGTGGCGGGAACCCAACAGAAAACGCTGAACTGGAATCGCGTATTGGCGATGGTGAAGTTCGTCGTATTGATATAAAGAATAGAGGGCGAGGGTTTACATCGAACCCAACAATAACATTGACAGGCGGTCAGGGGGGTGGCGCAACTCTAGGTGTAGGTGTAGACGGGAAGGTATCAAGTGTCCTCGTTACAAATCAAGGCTCTGGTTACACAACCGCACCCACCGTTACTTTTTCTGGAATAGCTGACGCGACGGCCACTGCTACGGTAGCGGATGGCAAGGTCACATCAATTACACTTGATACTCCTGGCTCAGGCGCTACTGGATTGATTACTGCAACGCTTACTGGTGGAGGCGGAAGCAATGCAACTGTAGCAGTCGAATCATTGTATAAAGTTACTTCGGTTACAGCAGTTAATGGTGGAAGTGGGTATTTCTTTACGCCTCAAGTTGTTTTCAACAAACATCCAGAAGACACCACAACAACTGCCGCAATTGCCACAGCAACAACAGATGGCAATGGAGCTATTCAAACAATAAGCTTAAACTCTGACGGGGAATATTCTTTACCTCCAACGGCAGAGATTCTTGGAACCACCGCCACAGCCTCTGCTGTTCTCAGCAGGACGCTTGTTGGGAAGTACCGATGCTACATTCGCTATATCGATGACACGGACGTTAGTGAGCGAGGGCCAATATGTAGTTCAATTAGTGAGGTTGCAGAAGTCAATTGTGGCCCCGGTGCTGGTGAACTTACTTGGTCTTTTTCTCATCCTTACCTAGATGACCGTGTTGCGGGTATGCAACTTTGGAGAACAACTCGCGACCAAACAATAGTTCTTTTTAAGGTTGCTGAGATTGCTCGGACTGATCCAGCCTTTAACGGAACATACGTTGACACTATTGACGATGGTAGTCTGAAAGACCCGAAGCGTCTTGGGTTTGGTGCGATGCCAATCAATATGCCATCAGGCCAGATTAACGCTCGCAGGTTTGCCATTCCTCCAGGCAACTTTTCTGTGGCAGTAATGTTTCAAGATAGAATGTGGATGGCTGTTGATACCACAGGAGAGAAACCAAACACACTCGTGTACTCTGAGGTCGATGAGCCAGAGTCGGTTCCAGGTGCAAACAGGCTAGTGCTGCAAGAGTCGATAACAGACTCTGATAAAATCATTGGACTCATACCACTAGGAACAGTTCTGGTGGCTGCACAGCAACGGCATTTGTACACAATTACTTATGTTGCTCAACCAGTTATTGATGCAGCAATACAGCTCGGTTGCTACAGGGGAATGCTTAATAGTCGGTGCTACGGAATCCTAAATGGTGTTGCGTATATTGCTGACTCTGCCGGGATATACGGTTTCGACGGCAGCAGCGAAGAGCCTGTGTCTGTTCCAATTGACGACTTGTGGCGAGGCTCGGAAATCGACTTCACAAAGTCCGAAAAGTTCTTCGTAAAGACAGATACGTCCACAAGAACACTTAGGTTTTTCTATTGCAATTCAACCGACACTCATCCGCAGAGGGCGTTGTGTTACTGCATTGCTACTAAAGCTTGGTGGAAGGAAGAATATTCGGAAGTCGTAGCATCCGGCACAAACACGATGGATGGCGGAAAACTGTCGAATATCTACGGTGGACAAGCAGGCCGACTAAATGAACCTTCAGGTTACACAGACAATGGAACCGATGTATCGTACTCCGTAAAGACGGGCAATCTGCCGTTGAGCAATGCGGACGACGGCAGTAGGGCTATTAGTGTTACCTACACTCCGACAGATGCTGACTCAAATTTGAATGTAAAGCTGCACTACAACAACTCTGCCACAAGCAGGCCAAACGCTATTCAGACTCGACCTGGTACAGGGTTTGAAGCATCCACTGAAGGTGCAGTCTTAAACATGAAGAAGGCTCGCTCCGCTCTAGGTGATGCAACAGGAACAGCTCGTGCGAAATACTCAGGCAGGGTAGACGAGAAGTCATCGGGTGGCGATAAGCATATTGCAGTAGCGTTTAGTGGAACGCAGTCGGCAGCAAACAACTCACCAACAATCCATTCTGTTTCAATAGAAGGCGCTGAATGAATACAAGAAATATGCCCAACATGGCGAAAGCCTTGTCTGGGTCGCTTGATCAAAACACGATACGCGCTCTCATGCAAAGCCTTGGAAATTGCGCTCAACCTTTAAGCCACAGCGGAGGAATGACGGTTGGCGGGCCAATTACATTTGGTGGCTCAAAGAACCTGAGTTCAGGTGATTATCGCGGAGGTGATGTTCATCAGAATATATACGGTGATGACAACCGGGCGTGGAATGCTAACGACAATCGTCAGTTTATTCAAAACTTCCAAGAGTACTTGAGTACATATCAAAACATTTACAACGAAGGCGATGTGTGGAATCAATACAACGATAACTCGGTATGGGACATGTCATCGTGGTCACGGACTACAAACTACAATATGTCAACTCACATTACCCACGGCGACCAGTTTTCATTCCCTACCACAAACTACAGTGAAACGTACAACTTCACTGAGGGTAACACTATTACGTTTGAGGGGCCTGTGACGCACAAGAACCTGACGGTTCACGAAGGCGACACAATTATGAATTTCACCGAAGAGGGTGATACCTACAACATTACAAACGAAGGCGACACCTACAACGAGAATCACACCCACATCAATGAAACCAACATTGAGAACACATACGAGGGTGACGAGCATTACCACACGCATGTAACAAACAAGTTCGTCACGGAAATCACTCAAAACATCGTCAACGAAATAACTAACCAGCACACCCATATCCATCAGTACTTCAATGAGTACATAACCAACATATTTATGAATGGCCCAAATCTGCCTCGGTCATGCGTTGGGCCTGTCATGAATCAGAACTCGCCATTAAACGTGGAAGTTCCAACGCATTCCACCTACCCAACCTACACGTTGTCGCAAGGAACTAACACAGCTTATGAAGCCAACATTTCTGGGTTGTCGGGTACTGTAAACAGCGACTGCACAATCACCTTTGATGGAACCATAACCATTCCAATTCCTGACTATGTTTTAAACAAAACAGATTCTTCACGGGCACTCGAAGGGTCTTCCTCAAAGCTCGTAAATGGTAAACAGGGAGCTATGATTTGCGGCCCAGGACTAGGCGTAAGCGGCCCTACATAGCTTTTTTTGACCATTTCCCCGCAACCGGACAATAGCCAGTAAGGAGATTATGCATGATCAGAAGTACGATTAATTATAGGCCAATGGAGCAACCGGGTGGCAGTGGGGGCGTAGTTAAACCTACGTTTGGTTCGCCTGCGGCAGGTCGTCCTGATGCTTTTTTTAAGCACCAAGATACACTCGCCCAAATTCCAGGCCAATTCGGTGGCCTGTACCGAGACATGTTCGGGCAGAATAGCGATGCCGCGATGCGAGGTTATGAAGCTTACGTTGGTGGTCACGGCAACCTCCTAAACACATACGGTAGCGGCGTGACCCAAGCTGGGTCGGACTACATGAACAACCTAGGTGGCACTTATGGGGCTTATGCAAATGCGATGGGCCAGCTAGGGCAAGGCTCGGCCAATGAAATGGCTGACATGTATGGTCAATACACAACTGGTTACGGTTCTTACAATAATGCTCTTTCAGAAGCCATGCGGGGGTACACTGGAGCGCAGTCTAATTATGGAAATGCTCTAAGTAATGTTGCTGGTGCAATGGGCAATGAGGGGGCTGCAAGATATCAGTCTATTGGCGATATAGCACAAGGTGATTTTGGAGCGTTGGGAGGATTAGCAAACTCAGCACTGGCAAACTATGGCGGGATGAGTAATGCCGCTATGGCAAA